TGTATAAGCTGCAATATTTGTTTTTGTTTTGCAAAAAATTCCTTTTGGAAATAAGATTCCATCATCTGGAAAAGAAAAGTTAACTATATCTCCACTAGGTACATCTGCAATAAATAAAGTATCACCAGAGCTTGAAGTAGTTGTTAATTCTAAAAGACCAGCACCAACAGCATCATTAGAAACTATAATACCTTTTAATCTTACTGGTTGTACAATGATTGCTGTAGCTCCTGCGTTAGCAATTGATCTTGTTGCTTGTATATCGGATCTAAATCCCATAAAATTCTCCTGTGTTCGTGGCTCCCGAAGGAGCCACTAATTATTTATTATTGAGTATCAAAAGGAGTAGCAATTGTGCCACTTCCAATTAACAAACCTTCAACTAAATATTTATTTGCTGCAACTGCAGTAAACTTAATTCTTGAACCAATTAAACCACCTGTAGTAGCATTACCTGCTCCAGCTTCTCCATTTAAATTTAGTTCATTGTTCGCTGCTGTAGGTACAAATGCTTTTTTTGCAGCGTCATCTACACCAATCATTATTGAACCAATAAATGTATCTGCTGTGTTTGCAGTTTTAATTGTACCAGTAAACTCATCTGTAAAAACAATTTCAAAAGTAGTTCCAATAGTATTTGGGTTAGATGGATCACTTCCTGGTCCTGCGTTTAATCCATCTGCTGTTGAAACAATTGCAGGAATTGTAATTGCAGTTGGTGAAGCTGCTGGATCCATAAGCATTATTCTTCCAGCATTATTAGCTACTGTCATGTTAGTTGCTAAAGTGTTTGCGTCTACCGCACCTGGTCCTAAGTTGATAAAACCGTTTTTTGATCTAACCGGTCCTTCAAAAGTTGTGTTTGCCATAATAGTTTCTCCTTTGTATAGCTTTGTGCCATGTAGTCTCTATACCGTCTGCCTAGCCAGTCTACATAACAAATTATTTTTTTCTAGGTCTTTGTATTATACATAAAAAAAGGGGCGATGTGAACACCGCCCCTTTTAGGTAAATACTGAATGTATTTATTAAGCTGTTGGTAAGTTTCCGTTACCAAAAACACATCTTGGGTCTGACCAACCAAAGCTGTATCTTTCTCTTGCTTTAAATCTCATGTTACCAGTATCGAAATCACCTTCCATTGCAGTTTTGATGGGTGATCTAACGAAATATTTAAGTCCGTTAGGCACATCAGTCAACAAGAAGAATGAATCTGTGTCAGTTAAAAAGTTATTCACTCTGTAACCTTCAGGAACCATTCCCATGTTGTTAATTGCATTGATGTCATTATCGGCAGTTCCAACTCTCATTGGCGACTTCATGATTCTCTCAGCAGTAAATTGTAATTCTTTTGGAATTATCATTTTTCTACCAGTAGAAGCAATTTTTAAGCCTCTTTCATCAACAAACCCAGAAATGTCAATTAATGACTGTTCTAGTGAAGTTTCATTAAGATCCGCTGCAGTTGCAAGAACGTTTGAGAAAGCACCACCTGTTGCTAATGGGTGAGCGTTTCCGATTAGGGATTCACCGTCTCCACCAGTTGCAGATGTTACTTGCGCATTGTTCAAAATGTTCGCAGCTTTAACTTGCTTCGTGTTTGCCATAGATCTTGCAAGGGCTCTTGTGTATCTTCCCGCAAGTCTATCGTATAGGTTATCTTCGATCGCTTCTTCAGTGATAGCAAATGCTAATGCGATTGTTTCGTGATTGTATCTTGAAGTGAAAGTTTCACCCGCTTGATCAAACACTACTCCAGCACCTTCTTGTTTAGTTGGTGCAGAAGCGAAACCGCTTAACATTACTTCCTCTTCGAAAGCTCTGTCTGATGTTTCAGTCGCAAAAATTTCAGCATGCTGATTTTCATAACGACTGTATTCCAGGCCGAATAAAGCATTCAAACCTGGCTCTAGTTCTTTAACTAGTTGTGCTCGTGATATTGCCATAATTATTATCCTTTATTATAAGCCCGTGCCACTTCTGTAGAAGTGATTGTTGATTCTAACAAGAATATTAGCATTTGACACTGTAGTATCCTGATTTTCAGGATCCTGTGTGATATCAATTGCCTGTACAACAAAAGTTCCTGTAGTACCTGAGGCACTTACATCTAATTGTACGCTTGATATTCCTGTTTGTGTAACACCTGTAGCGTTAGAAACAGAGTAGTTTTTAAACAAATCCGCTCTCGTAAAAGCCGCGTCTGCGTCCATTAAAAATACTGCATCTGGATCATCAACAATAAAGGCTGTAATATCGCCTTGTGTTGGTGTAACTCCACCAGGGTAGTAATTTTTGTACGTAGGCTTTTGAGTAGTTGGATCGTTATAAAAAACTCCGTTAAAAACACCCACAACAGCTTCACTAGTATTCGCCGCATGTCTTTCAATATTACCTGAAGTCACTGGTTGTACCAGGTCTCCTTGAAATATTGCAGTGGCATAACCGGGTGCAATCGTGTATCTGTTTTGGGCTCCTACTAATGGCGTACCGTCTAGTTTTCTGTAAGGTCTAAGACCGAACTTTTCTAGTTGATTTGACATAGTATTTTCTCCATTTAGTTGTTTATATTATCCAAGCTATCCCGGTAGGTAATGCAAAAAAATTATTTTTTACGACCACCACCAAAGGTAACTCTAGACTGTCTATCAATATTGATAGGCATGTCCGGGTGTTGCTCCTTCATAAGATCTCGATCAACCGCGTCTGTTCTATCTTGAGTTATTTTTCTAAAATACTCAGCACGACTTTTCAATATCTCTTCCGGTATCCTTGCCAACACAAGGCCCCCAATCCCGACTAAACCAGCGTGTTTGCCTTCTGAGATTACTGGATAATCATGTTCACCGATTTCACTTATAAGTGTTTCGGCTCTCACAAATTCCCAACCCTCTCTTAGTTTTTTAGATACATTACCTGGATCTTCAAAACCATTTGTTGCAGTTCGTATCCATCTATGTGAATATCCCTGCGGTGGCGCTGGCGCATCCAAACTGGATGGTGGAGTCCAATCTTTTTTTCTAGAAAGTTTTATTCTAGCATTAGACTCGCGTGAAGTTTTTACTTTATTTTCCATATTAAGCTCCTTCTTTCACGTATTTTGCGTATTCCTCTAGCGGCACCCCTAATTTCTTAGCGATAACTACCTGCGATTTGGTGAGTTTCACAGACTTGCGTCCACCTGATCTTCTGCTAACAGAAGCTACATTTTGGACGGGTGCAGCTTTTGTTTTTTCTTCAGTAGAAGATTCGGCAAATTTCTGAGGGAAATATTCCTTCATACGTTTGTTTATTTGATTATAATAGCCATCACTCTCCGAGTCAATTCCCTCCTGCAACAGGTCTTCGTGTATACCCATAGCAGCAGATGTTAATACTCTATCCGATCCAAACCATTCATTATCATAGGCCCAGTCTTGAGCTTTAGTGCTAATTGGTGGTTGTGGAGCTTGTGTTTGAGCTTCAACGGGTTGTGATTCTATTTCTTTATTCTTAGACTCTTTTTCCGTAAGAGTCATAGAAACTTTTTCCTTCTCTACAGCTAACTTTGTAAGCTTGTCCTGAGCTTCCATAATTAAAGTAGAGTCTTGAGAATCTAACGCTACTTGTAATTCAGATCTTGCTTTTTCTCTTTCCGAATCAACTCTAGCACTATATTCTTTAAGGTAGTTAGTATCAGTTTCTTGAAATTTCTTTTCAGAATTATCAAACTGATTCTTTAAACCTTTTGCATATTCAACAGCAGCTTTTTCTCTACGCTCTGCTTCCTTAGCTTGAAAGGTTAATTTTTTTATTCTTTTTTGAACTTTTTCAGAATAGTCTTGAAGACCGGGGTCTTCACTTTCTTCTTCTTTTTGTTCAAATTTAGGTTCTGTTTTTTCTTCTTCTTTAGTTTCATCTAAAAGTTCTTTCGCACTTTTACCTCCACTAACATCTACGTAACCTAAGTCTACTTCTTGTTTTTTTTCAAAAGCTTCAGTGGATACTTCAGGAGCATCTACTATTACTGTTTCTTCATTAACTCCATCAGTATCTAATTCAACTTCTGGATTTGTTTTGTTTTCTGCCATTTAGTCCTCCTAATAGTGGTGCAAAATATCTGTTGGATCTTTAATAGTTGAAATGACTTCGTCATCATTTAAAACTCTAACTTCTCCCCCGTCTATTTTGAATCTTGAACCTGAATATCTACTAAAAATCACCCATTCATTTAGTTGACACCATGGTCCTTTTGGAAATTTATCTTTGTCGTGATAACAAAGATCACCCATTTTTAATACTAGACCACATACTGTAGTCATCTGTATTGTTTCTTGGGTTGTATCAGAAAGTAAAATTCCACCTTTAGTTTTTTTAGGCCCTGCATAAGGCAGAACTAAAATTCTATAACCTGTTGGTGTTGGTAAACTATCTAATGTTGCTTTATCGATCGCTTTTGGATCTAGGACTGTTTCAATCTCGTCTACAGCTTTGTAAGCTCCGAGAAGTGCTTCAGTCCGTTTCGGTATAACCGTGGACTTGTTCATTATCTTACTCCGTTGTTGTCAGCAGGTCTTTAAGATCCTGTTGCAGATCTTCTAGAGATCTGATTTGACCTCTAACATATTGTAGTTTCTCTATGGTGTCAACACTGTAGATGATGTTGTCTTTTAAACGAGCCAAGGCTTCTTTTACCCTACGTTGTACGAGAGATATTGTATCGAGATCCATTAATTTCTTTTAAGTGAAATTTTATTCTTTCCTTGTTTAAGTAACATAAAACCAAACTCGTTTACTATTATTTTTAACACTGCATCCATATCAAATTTTGGATAATCATCAAAAACGAACACCGTTCCTTTGTGTGATCTTTCTCCAAAGAATATAGCTTCTTTAATTACATCGTAAGTTTTGTGTGGACCATCAAAATGAACTAAATCATATTTAGTTTTAATTTCTTTTTTATCCCTGTAGATGGGGACACCATCATGAAAACGTTTCATAAACTCATCATCGCCTAGTTGATACAAAGTAAAATTAGGGTAATCTAAATCTTTAATTAATTGTTGCTTCATCTTATTAGTATAATCAGCAGTGTAAGAATCTGAATTATCGTAGTGTTGATAATCTAAATTACCATATGGATCTATCCCAATATGCCAATGTTTTTTAAATATTAATTCATCTAAAATTATTTTAGAACCTTGTCCTTGTCTCACACCAATCTCTGCAGTAAACAGATCATCAGTATTAAGTGTCTTACAAGCTTCTTTTAGGGTTTCGTATTCTGTACTATCACCTTGAATCATGGATAGTTTTTACAGATTTTTTATATTGAATGCAAATTAAAAAACGCCTTCAAATTTACCACCCTTGATGGCACAACCCATACCTCTAGTTTTAGCTTCTCCACCGTGCTTCATAGTTGGTACGTCTCTGTTGATCATTTGATTTTCTCTCGCATCTTCAAATGTTTCAACAACAGCAGGGTTACCTCTTGGTTCCATAGGTTTAGAACCCTTGATTCTTTTTTGTGTGTTTCTTCTTCTTCTTTTTTCTAATTCTAAACGAGTTCTAGGATCCACTGCTTCTTCACTACTATTCCTTGATCTTATAACAGGTTGGCTTTTGCTTTTACTTCTAGGAGTTCTATTTGAAAGGTCTATTGGTACTAATCGTCTTCTTCTTCGTCCTTGTTTATCTGTGAAAATTTCTACTCTTCTATCTGCCATTATATTTTACCCTGTCCTTTTAATTTCTTTATATCACCTTTTGTAAGTCCTGTTAAGTCCACCTTAGGTTTCACTGATTTTATATCAGGGTATTGTCTTTTTGGTGTAAAAATACTTTTAATCCATTTCCACATTATTTAACACCTTGGAATTTTAGTCCTCTGATAGCTGCACCACCACCTTTAGAAAACTGTTTAACAAAAGTTATTTTACCACCCTTAGTAGTGTTTTTATTAAATTTATTTTTTGATTGTCCGTAGTTAGCTTCAAAGTTTACACTACTTGATTTCCCAACTTTTATGTTTTTATTGTAAGTAATATTTTTTGATTTAGTTTTTAA